TATTTTGTTTAAGGTGTTTTTATTGAGTTTTAACTCAACACTAACATAACTCATTTTACAAGTATTGTAATGTTTGCTATCTTATTCCAAATCCAGTTATCTTTAACTTCTAATATGGTAAATCTTTGTCCACCAAATTCTAATTGGTCACCTATACGTATATCTGTACAATCTTTTACTATATAATATCCAGTTGCTTCTGGATGACTATATATACCAAAACTTTGTTTCAAATCTACATTATAAGGACACACTCTAACTTTTTTTTCACGAACATTCTCATCATCATAAGGATTATTGTCATCTTTACGATTATATTGATATAATGTCGCTTTCATTAAATTAGTTAGAACCAAATGGAACTCCTATCCCCATATTAGAAACTAAAGGATTTCCTCTATATAAATAACCATTATTACCTAGTATTGTAAGTGCTAGGGTAGAAATAGGTGTTATTAATTCACTCTGCATTTCTCCAGCCTTTACCATACCTTTATAATCTATAAATGGAATATCATACTCAAGCATGAATCTTAATTGTTCCATACTTGCTCTTTTGACTGCATCAGGGACACTAGTTAAATCCCAGTTGCCCCTTTTTGCAAGTCCAATTTGTCCGTAGATCATTTCACATACTGCCTCAATCTTCCAATCTTCATTGATTGAATATTCAGGGTATTTTTCTACAAATTCATCTTTCTTAAAGAAAGTCATATTAAGACCTCCTTTCTAATTATGCTGAAACTTCATCAACTAATTTGAATATTGCTTTCTTTTCAACAACTTTAGCACCAAATAAGATATTACCTTCAAATACGAAGTATCCAGGCCATCCTTGTGGTGATACATGTTGTACGAATGCATCAAAGAATGCATCTCCAACAATTGCCATAGGGTTAAAGAAGTATCCTTTAACATCTCCTAATACTGCATCTGCTACTGGGAATACATCAACACCATAAGCTCTTGCAATAGTACCTCTATCAACACCTTCAACACCAGCCATAGTTTCATATTTAAGAACTGAAGTTAATGCTGATACATATTTACCATATTCAGTAGCACTTAATCCCATTCTGTAAGTGTCATATATATCATTATTGAACATATCAGCACTTAATGAGTTAATAGTGTCTATGTATTGTTCTTTTGTAGATGGATTCCATAATTTTTCAGTGATAGTGTTATCATTTTCTAATTTTCCAAATCCATAAGTATCAATTGTTTTTGCAACTGCTGAATCTTTCTTTTGTAATGCACTATCTAAAGCATTAGCAATTCCAGATCCTGTAACTAATATAGGTATTCTTATAGAATAATCCATTGGTAATTCAGTTAAATCAATCTTTACTGAATCATATCCCATTAATGATGGAGTTAATTGAGTAGATATTTCTTTTGTTTGTCTAACATTAATTGTTACATCATTTGATTTTAATACTTCAATCATTGGAGTACCAGAGTTTCTTAATTCTCCAATGTATGAATCATTTAACATTTTATAGAATGAACTTCTATAAACAACATTTTGATAAATTCTTTTTACTGTACTTTGTAAATCTAATTGTACTTCTGTAAAATTCATATATAATTCCTCCTTATTTTTTCATCAAATCTTTTATACTAGTATTTCTAGTAATTTTTGGTTCGGTTGGTGTAGTAGTTTGATTACTATTAAAACCAGCCTCATTAGGTACAACTGGTGTAGTTTCTACTTTTCCAAATGTACCTTTAAACTCCTCCATGATTTGTGATAAGGCTTTTTTGTTATCAGTTTCTTCTGCATATAAGCTAGTTCTCATTTTTGATACTTTATCAAAGTCTTTTTGTTCAAAACCTGCTAGAAACATATCTCTTTCTAATGCTACTTGATTTTTCTCATTAGTGATTTGTGTGTTTCTTGCTTCAATATCTTCATATCTTTTTGAGATGTCATCATATTTACTTTGTAGTTCTGCTAAACTAGAACTTGATGTCTTATTTGCTTCATCAACTGCTGATTTTATTTGTGAATCAACTTCACTAGATAAAACATATCCTTTTCTTAAATCTTGAGTAAGTTTATCAATATTGAAATCATCATTTGATATTTCAATATCTTTATTGGTAATATACTTTTTAATATCCATAAATTTTCAATTCTTCCTTTCGCGATAAGTAAGAAGTGCATTTTTTGGTTAACCATCTTATAGTTTATAGACATACAAGTCTGGTCTATAATTCTTTCTTTTTTTCTCTAATTGCTTTTATCTTTCCAGTAAGTTCATCTACTTTACTTTGATTACCTAACTCTTGATAGATACGTCTATCACTCAAGAGTCTTGATTTTTCTAGGTCTAGTGCTTGTTTCTTTTGTTCTTTTTCATATTCTTCTTCCCATTCACTAGAGTTCCATTTTTCTTCTTGTACTTGGTCTATATCCCAAAATAAAGTCCAAGTATGTTTGCAATTAGGATGTCCTACACCTCCACGTACGGCATCTTCTTTCATATATTCGCCTCGTTTACCATATTTCATAAGAATTTTTAATTCACTACTACTAGGGGTATCTTCAGCATATACATAACCTTGATATTCCATACAATGAGGACAAGCATAAGGATGTGCAACTAAATAACGTAGATTATTACCTAATAACTTCCCATCATATTCAGTTCTATTCCATGCACTATGAGTTAGATTCCAATTGAATAACATTGAATTGTAAGTTGCTATTGTTTGATAACATCTTATTTTTCCAGTTGTATGACTAAAGTATGGTATTGATTTATCTATCTTGTCATATTTAGGTACTATACTACTCAAATATGCTTCTTTATCTTGTGCAAGTTCTAATCCTTTTTGCTGATTTTCATAATATTTAATATGTCTATTTACATATCTTTCTTCCATAATCTTAAAATCACGTTCTGGATTCAACTTGTATATTTCATAATCTATGTTGTTATATTCTTGCCAACTATTCTCTAGTTTTATTGACCTTTGTACTATTTTGTTATCACCATATTTTTTTGCTAGATTAATGTCTTTATCTTTTACCATTTTATCTAGTTCTTTTAGTGCTTGATCCATAAACTTATGGTCTATGTTCCATAGGTCTTTTATTTCTTTTGAATAATCTTTTTTAGATTTACCATCTAACAAGTCTTTAAAAAACTTTTCTTTAGTGGTTCTCATCATACGAATATATTTAAGATTACAATTCCATACTTCATCATTTATAAACTTTTCAAACATTAGATTTCTCCAAATTCAATATTCAATTTGTTCTCTTTCTCATAAGCACTAGTCACATCTTTATCATCTACTTTTTCATCTATTAACTTATTAAGAATAGGTGTAATAATCTTTGACCTAATAGAGTAAGGTACACTTGCAGTTTTTTGTACTGCTTGTAATACTTCTAACTTTTTCATATCATCTAATCTTTCATTATCACCATAATCCCAATCAAGTTCCATAGGTATTAAATTTTCAGTCATATTTTGACTTCTTTGTAGTTTTACTATATTTTCTATTAATTTATTTATTTGAGGTTCTATTTGCTTTTTAATCGCCTCAATAGTCATTTCACTTGCATTAGCACTTAAATCAATGTTTGCAGTGTTCATATAAGCATCTTTTTCATATCCAAATGATGCAGGACTTAATCCAGCCATTTGTATTACTTGATAATCTAAGAACTTAAATGTATCCATATATTGTTGGATTCTTATATCACCTTGTAAAAACTCAAATACTGCGTGTTCTTTATCTCCAGGTATTAGAGTAAAGAAGTCTTGTAATTTGCCTACACTCATTTGTTGTACATTAAATGAATTTTGTGGTTTCCAATTCATAGTAATGTCTGTTGTTTGATAATGTTGTGTAGTAGCGATACGTGTTTTAGTTTTTTCAATTTCTTCTACAATAGTATTAAATATCTCCATTTCTTCATTTAAAAGATTTTCACTATCTTTAAAGAAATCTTGACCAATATCTATATTAATTAGTACTTCATATCCTAGATTGTATATAGGTAAATAATCAGTATTAAATTTACTATTAAATTCTTCAATTGATACTGGAATATAATCTTTATTATCTTTTACTCTATATGCTTGGAATTGAATAGTAGAAGTACCATTATTCATTTCAATAATTCTTTTTAATTCATATTTATCTTTATCAGTTTCAAATTCCTGTACGATTGTAGCTTTTAATACTTTATCGTATTTTTGAACTAAATCATGTATATCACATTTGTTAAGGCATTCAAGATAAACTTTATTATCAAATTTATGTATATAAATAAAACTTTCTTCTTGGTATATTGCTTTTTCAAGTGATTCACTTAAAGTAGGCATTAACCAGTTAATATCTAGTCCTTCTGTTTGAGTGACTAAATCACTTCCAAATATTTGATTTCTAATATAAGTAGCAATCTTTTTTGCAGATGGACTAATGATATATTTATCTTCTTCTTTGATATTAGGTTTACCATTAGTTGCTCCAGGTTGTACTACCTTAACCTTAACTTTGATATAAGGAGTTTGAAGTGGTGAAAAAGGTTTTATTGTTCCTTGCATTAAATATCAATTCCTTTCTCATAATCAAATTCCCAATGTGTTTCTCTTTTCTTTTCGTTTGTATATATTAAACGGGTAGGTCTTGCAATTATCTTTACTTTGTTTGATTTATAAAATTGTTTCTTAAACCAAACATTTACAATATATACATTATCTTTTGGACTTTCATTACGTTTTATTTTTATTTTTTTAATACATACTCCATTAAGGTATAAATATAATTTCCATTTACGTACAAAAAAAAGCATATTATCCTCCTAGATAACATGCTTTCGTATGCGACTATATAGTCCATACCAGATAATTGCACTTCTTTTATCCAATTTTATTGTATCAATTATCAACTATCATTGAACTATCAACTTTGTTTGTAGTTTCGTGGTTTTTTACAAATAAATAATGAGTAGGGTATATATTATACACTTCTTTTTTGTGGCATCTTGGACATGGTATTATTATCTCTAATGGTATTTCTTGACTTATACCTAACTTCTTTAAGTTTTCTAAATAATTTTCTATATCTATATTAACTAAAAATCTTTTTGTTTTTTTACATCTAATTTCCATTAGTCCTCCTATACCACTGGTGCAAGTCCTAATTCTTGCATTAATGCTAATACATAACGTGTAGCATCTATTGAGTGGTCTAATTCTTTTTTATAACAATTAGTTCCTTCTTTTTCACTTTTTATTTTGTCATATTGGTATGAATCCATTTCTATTAATCCTTCATCTTTACCACTTTCTTCATATCCACTGCCTATAAAGTATCTTATAGATGGACTTTCTAATATCTCAAATATTTCTTTATAGAGTAGGGATTGTAAATATTCAACTCCAGCATTTACTGATCCAGGACCTTTCTTACTTATGCTATGTGGTATATTATCAGCAGTCAAACGATTATCAAAATGACTAGCTTCACTATCTATTACTATTTTACTTATAGGTACTTGAGGATATATACTCTTTAAATACACTAAAAACATACGTAATTGAGTAGAATAGTATTCAGTAGTAGGTGTATCACCCTCTGCTCTTGAATCGTGATAATATATCTTTAAACGTACTAATTTCCACCTTTTTGTTATTTGGTCATATACTAAAGCAATAGGAACGAATGTAGTAGGGTTTACAGAACCATAGTCTATTCCTATTAATATTTCTCTAATAACATAAGTGCTTGGTATTTCTTTTATAATATTTAATTTGTTAAATACTTTACCTTCAGCAACAATCCATTTATTAAATACCTTTTGTTCTCTTAATGAACCAGGTGGAAACATATTTACAACTTGTTGTATCTTTTCAGTAGTATCTAGTAATGGATTATCATAAGGATAAAAAGTATAATGTATAGCATTAGGTTTATTATCTATGTAGTCTATTTTATAAGGGTGTCTATCGCTACCCTCTACATTAAAAGACTCAATTCTTTTTAAATATGGATGACCTGCGAAACTCATTTGTCTTCCATTAAGTTGTTTATAGCTCTCATGTAATTCTTTATAAGAATATATCCTAGCACTTTCATCTACCCATATACATATTAAAGGTTTACCTAGTATATTGTTAAAACTCTTTACATTATTAAACCCTGAAAAGAAATATTTAATATTAAATAGACTTATACTTTTTTCTTCATTTTTCCATACTAGTTTATAATCTCTATTATTCTTTAAACCAAAACTATTTAAGTGTAGTTTTAATGCCTCAACTATATTTCCATCTAATGCACTAATAGTCCATCCTATAATAGCACCATAGTATTGTTTGTTAGGATCATAATTATGTAATGCTTGGGAATATTCTATTAATGCTTCTGATATAATAAATGTCTTACCACTTTGAGTACTACCTAATACATAAATTTCGTATTTATCTTTTGCTATAATATCTTCACGTAAACTATTTTGTTTTTTTGATATTTCCATTATCTATTTCCTCAATACGTTTTTTATTTTTAGAAATCTTTTTAGTTGTTTCTTGTTGACACTTATTACTCTCAAAGTCTTTAATTACCATTTCGTTGTTTTCTAATTGTAGTTTTTCTTTTTCATCTACGATTATTCCATTAGAACCTTTTAACATATATTTATCTCCAACTTTTATAAACTCCATACCTAACACCTCCATTTCTTCTTTGTAATATAAATCATTTTTATATATAAAATCATTAATGTTTATTTGCTTCATATAAATCCTTTTCAAGATGTGAATTATCTTTAATAATTATCTCTAATGATGGGGTTTTAATTTCATCATTAGACTCTAATAATTCACCACTACTTTCAAGTAAAGCTCTATAACATTCTGGTTTACCACCAATAGCACCTAATATTTGACCTAAATTAATTAAATCAACTAAATCTAATGTTTTAGTATCTACACCAATATTTTTTAATTTATCAACATAATCCTTTATTTGTTTATCTTCTATTTTAGTAGGTAATTTAATACCACTATTAAGTATTCTTTTTAAAGAGTTTCTAATAATGGCATTCTTTTTCCTAGAGGCAATACTATTTTGAACACCCCTCAGGGTTTCTTCGGGGGTAAAGGTATGATTAACATTACCAGGTTGTAAATTTTGTTCATTTGCCATTATTACACCTCCTTATTTTTCTAATTTACTTTTTAATTCTTCTAATTCTTTAGGTGAATCAACATCCATAGTACCATCATCAATACAAACATAATCAGTAGTAATACGTTGTACATTTATATCTAAACCATGAAGATAACGATATAATTCCCATACAACAGGTTCCCTAATACATTTACCTTCATCTTTTAATTTTTTAACATCATCAATACCTTTATAAAAAGAAATATAATCATTTACTATATATGCAAAAGGTTCACCCCAGTTATTGTGATACTCATTTAAAGCATCACTAGTACCAAAGAATATGTTTTTATTTGTTTTATAATTAACAATAGTTTTAATAGCATTATCAGTAAAGTAAACATCCCCCCAGATATAACATACTGGTTCATTTACCTTATAAAATGCATCTAACCAATAACCAGTGTTAGATTTACCATTATTAACATAAGTATTATTGTGTTCTAATCTAGGAACACCACAAGTATCAAATATAGGGTTGTTAGAACTAATATATATTTCTTTAACACCATTTTCTTTTAATAATCTAATAGTTCTATCTACTAATCTTTCACCATTAATAACACTTAAATGTTTTGGTGTTTGAAATATCTTGTATTCTCCACCACACATAATTATATATTTCATATTACCTCCTAGTTAATGATCCTTTACGTTTACAATTATAAAAATATATTTGTTTTTCTATTGCATAAGAAGTTTCATATTTTATTTCTTGATTAAATGCCCAATCTTCTGCTATTTTTAAATCTTCTCTAAATCTTGTTTTACCAATTATTTCTTTTTTATAAACTCTACACCATACACTACAATTCCATTTAGGTGGTTCACCATAGACTATTACATTATGCTTATAACTTTTCCAACTTAAGAATATAATGTCATATTTTAAGTGTTTAAGTATTTCTTCTATATAATCAAAAGTTATTAAGTCATCACTATCTATAAATGCTATATATTTACCTTTAGCTTTATCTAATCCTATATTACGTGGTTTACTAGCATTACCAGAATTAGTAGGTAAATGTATAACTTTTGCTTTTAATTTATCTAATTCTTTTTCATTACAACCATCATCAACTATGATCCATTCAATTTTATCATTTAATTGTGGTTCTAATATCTTTGCTAATTCTTTAGTGTAGTCTAAAGTTTTATAGTAGGGTGTAATAATACTTAAAAGCATATTAATCCCTTACTTTCTAAATAAGATGCTCTATCTATTGGCATTTCTACCTCATCATCTTTTATGAACTTTTTATTTAAGTATATATCTGTATATTTTTTAAGAACTTTTACTTTAACTATTTCTTTTGGATTATAAGTCTTTGTTGTAGGCAAATATTTACTCCAATTATCTTTTAGTGGTTTATATTTAAAACTTCTATCATGAAGTTCGTTTGTATCAAAGTCATTAAACATAAGTGGAATAGTAATAGAATTATCTTCATTTAAACCTAGTTCTTTATATACTGGTAAATCAGTCACTATTACTGGAGTACCTAATGTAAGAGATTCAACTACCGATAAGCAAAATGCTTCAGCATCACTTAATTGAACTACATAACTAGCTTTTGTTATTTCTTCTGTTAAATTTAATTTAGGTGGTTTTATTTCAATGTTTTTAGACTGGAATCTAGGACTTTTATTAGTAAATATAGTCCAAGTATAGTCAATTCCTTTTTTGTCTAAAATTGATGCCAATTTATCAATTCTCCAACCACCTTTTTCACTTGATAATCTAGTCATTGATAATAAATGTAATTTTTTATCTTTTTCTACTTTTGGTTTATCTAAATAAACTGGATTATAACATAATTCACAAGGTATATTGGTAAGTTTAGTAAATACATCACATACATATTGACTAACACCTATATATTTTGTGAATTTTGGATGTGTAATTGGTTTAAATTTTACTGCTGAATAATCACAATGTACCATCATGATATATTCTTTTGCTTTTACGTTATCTATAATATCAGGATTATAATTCACAATAAATGTATCACATTCTAATTGTTCACCATTATATCTTTTTACTTTTATGTTTTTAGCAAGTCTTTGTACTTGTATTGGATCTCCATCTTTATACCAAAATTCAAATTCATATTTTTTTGATAAATAATAAAGCCACGATTCAACACCACCAATAGAATTTAAAAGTTTAAAGTACACTATAACTTTCATAATGCACCTAAATAAAATCTTTTAAACTGGTATTTATTTCTTCACATAATTTAATAGCATCTTCTTTGTTTTCAAATGTTTCATGTATTCCTGCTTGATTA